ATCAGCGCGGTGAATGGCCGGGTGATTACGCTGGATCGTGATGTGGATGCCAAACCTGGCGACCGCCTCCAGCTAAACCTGCCATCCGGGATCTCACAGAGCCGGACCATCCAGGCCGTTAACGGACGCCGGCAGATTACGGTCACAACGGCGTACAGTGAGACGCCAGAACGGGAATGCGTCTGGGCCGTAGAATCTAATGACCTCTTTCTGCAGCAGTACCGGGTCACAGGGGTAAAAGAGAACGGCGATGCCACCCTCACGATCACCGGCGTGTCACATGACCCGGATAAATTCGCCCGCATCGATACCGGCGCGATTATCGATCAGCGCCCGGTTAGCGTATTGCCGGCGGGCAACCAGTCACCTCCTGACGATATTGTCATCACATCCCGCTCGGTCGTGAATCAGGGGATCAGCGTCGAAACGATGCAGGTTAACTGGTCAGCGGTCAGCGGCGCTATTGCCTACGAGGCGCAGTGGCGCCGTAACGACGGGAACTGGATTAATGTGCCGCGCAGCTCGACCACCTCGTTTGAGGTCAGCGGCATTTATGCCGGTCGTTACCTGGTTCGCGTCCGTGCGATCAATGCGGCGGAGATCTCGAGCGGCTGGGCGTATTCCGAAGAGAAAACCCTGACCGGCAAGGTCGGCGAGCCGCTGGCACCGCTGGCGCTGGCAACCCGTTCGCTGGTTCATGGGGTCCAGGTTAGCTGGGAGTTCCCGACCGGCTCCGGGGATACGCTGCGCACAGAACTGCAGTACAGCAAAAATCAGGACGGCAGTGCGCCGATGCTGTTATCAGACGTGGCCTATCCGGGGAAAAACTATCAGCAGATGGGCCTCAGTATGGGCGCAGAATTCTGGTATCGGGCGCGCCTTGTGGACCGTCTTGGCAATGAAAGCCCGTGGACCGGCTGGGTCCAGGGGATGGCCAGCGATAACTTTGATGACTACTACGAAAACCTGACCGACGCGATCAAGGATACGGCTGCCTGGGAGGAAACGCAGCGCACCATTAGCGAAACGCAGGAAGGTATCCGCAATACGCAGCAGGAACTGGAGCAGACCGCTGAAGCTCTGCGTAAGGAAGCCGAAGACCAGGCGAAGCAGGTCAGCCAGGATATTGATGCATCGGCGAAAAGCATCACTGCTGATGTTGACGGGAAGATCTCCGCCGTGAATAAAACCATCACGGATGAGATCACCTCGGTCAATGAGGCTCTCGATTCTGGTCTGGCTCAGGCAAACAAAGGCGTTCAGGAGGCAAAATCCGCCGTCGCAGATGCGAACAAGCAGATCGCAACTGTGAACAAGTCGCTGACCGACAGCATCACCCAGGTAAGACAGTCAGTCACCGATACGGCTGCGGAAATCAACGCCACCATCGACCTGGAGATTGCCAGGGTCAGCAAAACGCTGGCCGACGGCGATGCCGCATTGAATGCGCAGATAAAGACTGCCGAAAATGGCCTGAAGCAGTCGCTGTCTCAGGTCAACACCACGCTGACCAATGCGGTGAAGCAGGAGACCGCGGATCGTATCGCCGATGTTAACGCGAAGGCGTCACAGGCCGCTGATGAACTGCTGGCGGCAACGCAGGGGATTGAGGCGAGTATCGAGAGCCTGACTCAGGTGATGAAGACCGCCGATGAAAATCTGGCGCGGGAAATGTCCAGCCTCGCTGCCGGCGCTAATATCCAGTTCGATTCGCAGGTTATCTGGCATTTCAACAATCAGACGACCGAGGGCTGGACCGGCAGCGCCGGCGTACCGGGTGTGTCACAGGATGGCTGGTTACGCCCGGCGGACAGCGCCACCGATCCGTACATTACCTCTCCTGGCGGGCTGGCTGTCGTTGGTGCGGCGTACCGTTTCATCATGCTGCGCTTTCGTCAAACCGGCAAACCAGTCTGGGCGGGTGAGATCCGCTGGGTGTCTGCCGGCGAAAACTTCAATAACACGAAGCGATACATTGTTGCTGAGCCGGAATATGCCGATGGGGTGGCAACCCTGACGGTGCGTGATATTCCGTGGACAGGGAACATTGATCGTATTCGCCTGGACCTGACGAACCAGCAGGATGCCAGCAACTTTATCGAATTCGACTGGATCGCCGTTGGCCGGCCAGCACCCGGCGCCAGTACGGCGGCTCTGCAGGATGTGCGCAGTACGCTGAGTAACGCGCTGACCGCCGAAGCGCAGGCACGCAGCACGCTGGCGGCGCAGATGCGTGGCTCCTATGATGGGAGCGATCTGGAGAAAGTCACCTCCGGGCTGCTGTACCAGGAAAAAACCGCGCGCGTTACCGCCATCTCGGCGGAAGTTAAGGCCAGAGAGTCCCTGCAGACGCAGTTTAACGACAACAAAGCTGCTGTTTCTGGTGAACTGAGTTCTCTGACGACAGAGCAGAGCGCGCAGGCGAGCCGTATCGGTGGCCTGGAAACCAGCCTCGGGAAAAAAGCCGATGCGGCCGCGCTGACGTCCCTGACGCAGAAAGTTGAGCAACAGGGCACCACGCTGACATCGCAGGGAGCCGCGTTAACATCGCTCACTAACCGGGTTGGCCAGACGGAAACGGGCCTGGCTGGTACGAATGAGGCGCTGAGCGGGCTGCAGTCTGTTGTTACCCAGCAGGGCGACAGGATAACCAGCCAGGGTCAGTCCATCACGAAACTGACGAGCGATTTGGGCACGACAAATACCGCGCTGGCGAAGAAAGCCGAAGCGGCTGCGGTCACTGCCTTAACGCAGCAGGTAGAGCAAAACGGGCGGGATATTCGCAGCAATACTGACAGCATCACCAGCCTGTCGAATCAGCTGGTCAATGGCCAGCCGAATCGCTGGTCCCGTCGACTCTATCCTGTGCAGCTGGCTAACGCCGGGACAGTCCCGTCATTCAGCGATGTTCGCGCCGTGGCGCCAACGGTCGTGGATGAGGTGGCCGACGCGGCCAAACTGGACTTTACGTCCGCCGGCAGCTATCTGATCGCGCTGTATTCCTGCCAGGTGAAAGTGGCCGCAGATACCACCATCACACTGGCGCCCGGCGCCAGGGTTTTTGATGATACCGGCGCCATATTTGTGAATGGGGTACAGGTCGCCTGGGGTAACGCCAGCTGGAATACCGTCAGTTTTGAACTGAAAGCCGGCTGGAACACCGTTGAGTTTCTGGTGAATCAGTGGACCGGCCAGGCGTATATCAACCTGGGCCTGAAGCTGTCAGACAAGGTTGCTGAGATGTACTCCGGTCTCGGGGTTTCCGCGCTGGCAAACGCAGCCGGCGTGCTCAGCTCGAATGTCAGCCAGATTGGCAACGATGTGGTCAGCAATTCGCAGAACATCACCCAGCTCCGGAATGCGCTGACGCAGACAGACGCGAACGTGGCCAGCAAAGCGGATCAGACGGCGATGAACTCGCTAACCGGACGAGTGGAGAAGACGGAATCCGGGCTGACGGCTGCTAACGCCAACATTACCTCGCTGAAATCCGCTGTACGGGCCGGAAACGCATCAGGCGGGGATTTAATTCCCAACCCGACGTTTGACCCGGCGTATGACCAGATGGGGTTCAGCGTGGTAGCCACGACGGCTGAGGAGGTCCCGCCGGGCTGCCCGTATGGTTATGCGGCCCGAATTGCCAGCCGGGATCACCATCCTAATTTTGCCGCGTTCCCGGCCACGCTTAACGATGTGATTGAGATCAGCGCACTGGTTGCCTGCGGCGCCGGCACGGCGAATTTTAATCTGTATGTTGGCACCGCCGTTCGGCCAGATACGAGCACCGGTGCGCCACTCATGGCGGGGGGCGGGAAATCCCCCTCCGCGACCTGGCAGAGAACCACCTGGCGCTTCAAGGTTACGCAGGCGATGGTGGACAGGGGTTATATCCGCCCGTTCCTGCAGATCTCGCAGAACAGCCCGTATGGCACCGTATGGTTCGTTACGGACTGGCATATGCGAAATGTGACAGCGGCGCAAAAGGTTCAGGATACTGCGGATGCCACGGCGGCGGCGGTTGACTCTCTGACCACCACCGTGACGCAACAGGGTAATCTGCTGACCTCGACCGGCAACCGGACAACCCAGCTGGAAAACGGGCTGGCAACCACCAATGCCGCAGTGGCCAAAAAGGCTGATGCGACAGCGGTGCAGGATTTGACCAATACCGTCACACAGCTGGGCAACGATCTGACTGCTGCGAACAGCGCCATCACGAAACTGACCGGAAATCTGGCGAATACCGATAAAACGCTGGCGCAGAAAGCCGATGCGACTGCGCTGGCCACGCTCGACACGAAAGTGACGCAGCAGGGTAAAACGCTGGAGAGCCAGAGCAATTCGCTGACGAACCTGTCGAACAGTCTCTCGCAGGTTGCGGCAGATATCGATGCCAGCGGTCAGATACCGGGTAACCTGGTCGTGAATCCCTCGTTTGAACGTGGGCTGGATGGCTACACCGGGCGGTCAACCGCGACCAGTGTGGTGGAGGTTTCTGTTCCTCACAGCGGGACGCGGGCGCTGAAGGTTGATCCGGGGAATGTGACTCCGGGGCAATACATCCAGTTTGTTCAGGGGCGAACCTATGAAATCGGGGTGTGGGTCAAGGAACCCGGAGCGACGACGGATAATGGCGCGGGGAACAACAAGCTGCGGATCGGCAACTCTGCCGGCCAGCCGGTTTTTGAGCGTCCATACAACAGCGGTACGGTGGGGACAAACTGGACCCTGATTTCCGGTCGCTGGAAAGCGACGGAGACAGCCAGCCTGCCGGTGACGCTGAGTAACTATCTGATTAGTGGCAGCCGCTACTTCGATGATTTTTACGTCACTGACGTTACCGACCGGGTAGACATCGATGCCACCGCCGGCGCCGTTACCGGACTGACGAGCCGGGTCAGCACAGCGGAAGGGGCTATCACCTCGCAAAGCCAGCAGCTGACGAACCTGCAGAACAGCCTGAACACGACCAACAGCAATGTGTCGAAGAAGGCCGATGCAACGGCACTGACTTCGGTCGATAACCGGGTGACAGAGGCGGAAGGGAAACTGACCACACAGAGCCAGCAGCTGACAAATCTGGCGAATGTGCTGACGGCCACCCGCAACGCCGGCGACAACCTGATCCCGAACTTTGATTTTCTGCAGGGCAGCACTGCCTGGGATATTCAGTATCCAGCCGGTGTGACCTTTGGCGATTTCGGGGACGGGAAAGCGGGGGTCCGGCTGAACCGGACGACCACTACCAGCCCAGGCATTTTCTCCAACAACAACAAGCCGGTGCCACTGAATGGCCAGCGCAAGTATCGGGTGGTGGTGAAGGCCAAAGGTGTTTCCGGCGCGATGAGTCTGCTGATCCGTCGCCAGAACAAAATCGGCCAGACGGACAGTACGTATGAGGATAAAACGGTCACGCTGACCACTGACTGGCAAACCATCACCTGGGAAACCGGATTGACGGCTGCCGGCGCGGACGGGCAGAACTTCAAACTTTATTCTCATCCGACAAACGGTGAAATCTGGCTCGATTCCGTCCGGGTGTTTGATATCACCGATGAAACCAACATCAAGGCGACCAGCGATGCTGTTTCGTCTCTGACCGGGACGGTGACGAACCAGGGGAACACCCTGACATCACAGGGGCAATCCATCACGGCGCTGAATAACGCGCTGGAAGGGGTCAAAGGCGATGTGGCGAAGAAGGCTGATGCGTCGGCGGTCAGTTCACTGACCAACCGGGTTACCCAGACTGAAAAGGATATCCGTAGCCAGGCCGACAGCCTGACCAGCCTGAATACATCGCTGAAGCAGCAGGCGACACGGGGAGCCAACGTACTGCCGGACGGCAGTTTTGAATCCTATGCCGTCGGCGATGTTCTCAGTAATGCCCGCGCCGTTATCACCAGTGAAGCTGCTCACAGCGGGACCAAAAGCCTGCGTGTTACGCGCAGTACGGAGTACAACCCGAACGCGACGGATAATAACGATACCCATATCTTTTCAGGCATGCAGGTTCGCGATAACGCGATCTATTACGTGGAGGCGTGGGTTAAGTTGCCAGCTGGCTCGACCGCCGATCCGACCGTTTATATGGTGCTCGGATTTTCCTTCCAGGATTCTGCCAATGGCTGGTCGTGGCCTGGCCTGAACGTGAAAGTCTCCGAGTTGTCGGTGGACAACTGGACAAAGGTCAGTGGCTATCTGACCAACAACCGAACCGCACTGAAACAGGCAATGGTGAGGATCTCCATCCCGAATACACCAAAAGTTCGCCTGGGTGACGCCTTCCTGATTGATGATCTGATCATCACTGAAGTGACCGATGCGAAAGCGGCGCTCGATGCCGCCGATACGAATGCGCAGGCGCTTTCCAGTCTGTCCGCGTCAGTCACGCAGAACGGGAAGAATATTACGTCTCAGGGCAGCGCGATCACGAAGCTGCAGTCGGATGTGACGCAACTTGGTAAGGATATCAGCGGCAAGGCCGATGCCAGCGCGCTGACGAATCTGACGACCCGCGTGACGGCTACCGAAGGCAGCCTGAAATCGCAGGGAGACAGCCTGACCACCCTGCAGAACAGCCTGAACACGACTAACAGCAATGTGGCGAAGAAGGCTGATGCAACGGCGCTGCAGAGCCTGCAGAACACCGTTGAACAGCATGGCAGGGATCTGACCACGCAAAGCAGCGCGCTGAAGAACCTGGAAAACAACTTTTCCTCCCTGGCCGTTGGCGGGACCAACCTTATCCGCAATGCGGACACACTGGAGGGATGGAGCAGCCGCCACGCCACAGAGACGTATCTGGGCGACCGCGTGGCCTACACCCGGCTGGCGAAAGGTGCATCCGGTTATATCCAGCTGGATGAACAGACGCTGGATGTTACCGGGCGTACTGAATTTGTATTCAGCTTCTATGCGAAAGGTGCCTATAACGGACAGGAAATGGCGAGTTATTTTTATAACCCGTCGAACACCACCACCACGGAAACCAGCCAGGGGGTTAAAGGCGGGGCCGGTGACGGCAAGGCGGTCACGAAACTGACCACCGCATGGGCGCGTTACTGGGTGAAATGGGTTATTCCTGCCACCAGTGGCACCAAACGGCTGATTGCCGCGCGTCTGGAAAGCGCGACGTCTGCCGACAAAGAAGTCTGGCTCTGTCGCCCTCAGCTGGAAACCGGGACCGTGATGACTGACTGGTCACCGAGTCCGGATGATGCGGCCAGCGGTATTACCGCGAACACATCGGCCATTAACAGCCTCACCAGTCGGATGACGAATGCCGAGGGGCAACTGACCGCGCAATCTCAGAGCATCACGAATCTGCAGAACAGCCTGAACACCACCAACAACAACGTGGCACAAAAGGCCAGCGCGCAGTCGGTGAGTGATCTCACCAGCCGGGTCACCAGTGCGGAAGGCAAAATCACCTCCCAGGGGCAGGCTATCACGAAGCTGCAGGGCGATTTGAGCAGCACCACCGATAAGGTCAACACCAAAGCGGATCAGACGGCGCTTAACGCGCTGACTGGCCGGGTGGAGAAAACCGAGGCAGGCCTCACGGCAGCCAACAGCAACATCGTCAGCCTGACGGCAGCGGTGAACGCCGGGAATGCTGCCGGGGATGATTACATTCCAAACCCGTCATTTGATCCGGCGTATGACCGCATGGGTTATGACGTGGTGGAGACCACCGCCGATGGTGTACCGGCTGACTGCCCGTTCAGGTATGCCGTCCGGCTGGCCGGGCGAGACCATGTGCCAAAAATCAACAACATCGCCGTGACGCCGGGCGACGTTTTCGAAATGTCTGCTCTGGTAGCGTGTGGTACCGGCAGCGCTGACTTTAACTTCTATATCGGTCGGGCCACCACCGCCACCGGTGGCATCGGAGCGAAAGCGTCCGGGGGTAACACCAGGACCACCACTGCGTGGAAACGAGCTACCTGGCGCTTTACGGTGCCATCCGATACCAGCTTGCTGCGGCCGTTTCTGCAGGTTAATCAGAGCAGCCCGTTCGGCACCGTCTGGTACGCTGCCGACTGGCATATGCGTAACGTGACGGCGGCGAACAGTGCGCAGAAAACCGCAGATGCGACTGCAAAAGCGGTGGATTCACTGACCACCACGGTTAGCCAGCAGGGCGATACGCTCAGCAGCATCGGCACGCGTACCTCCTCGCTGGAGAACAGCCTCCGGTCGACAAACGATACGGTGAGTAAAAAGGCTGACACGACAGCGGTGACGCAGCTGCAGGGCACGGTGACGCAGCAGGGGAATGACATCGCGGCAGCTAACAGCGCGCTGACAAAACTCAGCAGCGATCTGGCCACGACGAATGCGAACGTGAACAAAAAAGCGGACGCAAGCGCGATGAACACCCTGCAGAACCAGGTCACGGAGCAGGGCAAAACACTCAGTGCGCAGGGGGATTCTCTAACGCAACTGAGTAACAGCCTGAGCCAGACGGCAGCGGATATTGACGCCAGCGGGAAAATGCCGGGCAACCTCATTGTCAACGGCAGTTTTGAGCGCGGTGCGGCGGGCTTTACCGGCTGGAGCAGTACCGCGACGGTGGCCGATTTACAGGTTCCGCATTCGGGTAACAAGGCGCTGAAAATGTCCGCCGGCCAGTCGAACCTGGTCGGGCAGGAAATCAGTATCACGCAGGGTCGTACCTACCGCATGGGGGTATGGGCGAAGCAGGACCCGGGAACCACGATTAAAGATGCGGGTAACACGAAGTTTCGTGTGGCCGACAGCACTGGCCTGCTGGTCGGCTCAAACTACGGACCGTTTAGTTCTGGCTGGCAACTGGTAACGTTTGACTGGAAAGCCACGAAGACCACGATGGCCAGTTTCCAGCTGACGACCTTCCTCAGCGCGGGGGCAATGTATTTCGATGATTTCCATGTCCTCGATGTTACGGATGAAAAGGATATCGCAGCTAATGCCGGGGCCATTTCTCAGATGAATACCCGCGTCACCGCTGCTGAAGGGGCTATCACCACCCAGGCGCAGCAGTTGACGAAATTCAGCGGCGATCTGGCCGTCACGAATGCGGCGGTCAGTCAGAAGGCCGAGCAAAGCGCTGTCACCGGGTTGACCACCCGGATGACGACTGCCGAGGGTAAACTGGATTCGCAGTCGCAGCAGCTCACCAGTCTGCAGAACAGCCTGACCACGATGAATACTGAGCTGGGTAAAAAGGCTGACACGTCCGCGGTGAGTTCACTGACCGGTCGCGTAAGCCAGGTGGAAAACACCATCACCAGCCAGTCGCAGAGCATCACGTCGCTGACCAGCACCATCAATACCATCCGCACTCAGGGAGCTAATCCGTGGGTTGACGGTACGTTTGAAAGCTACAGCGATGGCCAGGTGCTGGGCGGGAACGGCACAGCCGTTGTGGTGGCGTCTCAGAAATTCACCGGCGGTAAGAGCCTGAAGTTGAGACGGGATGAGAACAACAGCGGCAACAGTGATAAACAGCTTGGCACCTGGCAGTCAGTCCGTGAGGACGCGAAGTTCCGGTTTGAGTTCTGGGCCATGATGCCGGCGGATCAGGCGCCCTCCTCCGGGTGGACAACGCTGGTCGGTATCCAGTCGCAGAATGCTGCCGGGCAAAATGCGTGGCAGGCGGCGGTCACTGTCAGCGAAGCCTCTCTGGGCGCGCGCGATAAGTGGGTTAAATTCTCGGGTATCGCCAGTAACAACGGGGCAGGCAGAACACGCGCGGTGGTCTGGATCTCCACTCGTGGCGCCACCGGCAACGGTACCCCTGGCTATTCACTGTATATCGACGATCTGGTCATCACGGATGTTACCGATGCGAAAGCGGCACAGGATACCTCTGACGCGACGGCGAGCGCCGTGAGCGGCCTGACGGCGCGCGTAACGGATGCCGAAGGGAAAATCACTGCCCAGGCGCAGCAGCAGACAGCACTGGCCTCGAAAGTGGATAACGCCAACTCCCGCGTCGATAACATGGCGAAGACGCTGAGCGACAGCCAGAGCACACAGGCCAGCCTGAATACCTCGCTTCAGTCGCAGATTGACGCCCAGGCGGCCGCCAACATCAAAAACCAGACGACGCTGGACAACACGATTAAATCGGTGGCCAGTATCACCAGTACCCAGCAGACGCATGCAACGGCACTGGAGGCGCTGGCAACGCAGCAGACGACCCTGACATCCAGTGTCGGGGATCTCAGCGCTTCCGTTCAAAACACCGCTAAAACCGTGGCGGATGTGAATGGTACGGTGAGTTCGCTGTGGTCGATGAAGGTTGAGACGGTTAACGGGAAGAATGTTGGCGCGGGGATTACGCTGGGCAGCAATGGTGAAACGAGCGACATGATCCTCTACGCCGACCGGTTCTCGCTGTTTAACCGTAACAATGCGACGGCAGTTCCGGTGATGATTGCCGAAGGCAATGAACTGTATATCGATACGGCACGTATCAAAAACAGTTCCCTGACCTCAACCAAAATCGCGGACGGTTCCATCACGAATGCGAAGATCGGCAACGTCATCCAGTCAAACGACTATGTCGACGGGTCACGCGGCTGGAGCATCAACAAGGATGGTGGGGCGCAGTTCAACAATGGGATCTTCCGTGGTCACATTGAGGCGGCAAGCGGCAAGTTCAAAGGCACCCTGGAAGCTCAGTCATTTATCGGTGATATCGCAGTAGCTCGCCGCTACGATGATATGGCTTTCCGCCGCAACCAGACTGTTCAGCGTAACGGGGCATACCAGAACCGTGGATATGGGATGACGATTGTTCTGTCGTGTACACTGGTTTACCACCTCACTGGCGCGGGCAATGTCCAGCAGTCGTATTCTGTTGATATCACGTTCAACATTGGCGGGCAGGAAGTAACGCGTCGCTTCTTTGCCAACGCCGGCGGTTTCCAGGCTGGTGACTTCACCCAGGAATTCCGCTTCGCTGCTGATCTGCTGGCTGATAACAACAATGTCAGCTTCTTTATCAAGGCGCGCGGCAACGATGCTTCGATTGACTATAGCTGCTCGATCCAGAACATCACCGCCACGGCGTTCCGTACAAACAGCAACTCATTCAGCTAACAGAGGCCCCGCAAGGGGCCTTTTCTTTTTCCAGGGATAACCATCCAGGAGGAACTTTATTATGGCGATGTATGAAGTCGGCACCGTCACGGGCGCAGCATCTCAGGCGCGGGTGACAGGAGCGACAACAAAGTGGGCACAGGTGGCGCTGGGGATACAGCCGGGGTCGATTCTGGTGGTCTACCGCAGCGGTAGTGCTGACCTGTATGCAATCAAATCCGTGGACAGTGACACGCAGCTGACGCTGACCCGGAATATCACCACCGCATTTTCCGGCGCCAGTTACGGCATTATTACCGCTGAAACCGCCAGTACCTCGTCGTTTGCTAACCAGCTGGCTAGCGCATTTGCATTCTGGCGTAGTGTGGTGGAGGGCTGGTCGATGGCCCTGACCGGCAGCGGCAATATCACCCTGACTGACCCGATCACAGGAAAGCAGGTAACCGTGCCGGCGATAGGCGGGATGGCGAAGGCATCGGATCTTAACGCGCTGGCAAAACTCACCGGAGGAAACAAACTCGACGGCTCGCAGGTTATAACCAGCGATAATGCCGGTTTTATTCTCGGTAAGAACTCAGATCTGGCTCTGCTCAAAAAACAGGGGCAAGGCGGGACAATTGCCGTTGGCTCGGGAACACCGTTCAGGGTTCAGCGTTCAAGAGCGACCACTGTGTCACCGTCAGATACCTTTGATGACATCCTCGTTATTGGGACCGATAACCAGACGACTTTGCCCGGTGGGTTATCAGCTGGCGGCAACATCGATAACACGTCAAAGGGGAAGGTTCTGACGCAGGCGATCGAGCTGTCAATGAGCACGCCTTACATTGACTTCCACTACAACGGCAGCAGTGCGGATTATACCGCTCGCCTTATCCACGACAGGCAGAACCGCCTGAACGCGCAGGTACAAAGTTTTTGGGTAACGGACGGGCGCATCACGGCATCATCTACCATGCCAGCTAATCCGGCAACCGGAACGCAGCTGACCTCCAACCCGGTACGCTCCTTGATGGCCGGACGTGGAGCCTATGGTGATGTTGATGGCGCTTACGTGCAGATGTACATGGAAGAGCAGGTCGGGACTGAGCACCGGCTTGTGCTGTACGCGGATGGGTTCGGACGTACTGACGCATGGATTTTCCGGGCTGGCGGCACGATTTCCACCGGTAAGGGGGACGTCCTGACCACCGGCTCAGACGTGCGGCTGAAAGAGGATTTTACGGAATCTCAGGAAGGTGCCTCCAGGCGCATTAACGCGCTGGGGGTATGCGAGTTCAATATGAAGGGCGAAACACGCAGGAGGCGTGGGTTTATAGCCCAGCAAGCTGAGAAAGTTGATGACCTGTATACCTTCCCCGGCATCGAGCAGGAGATTGATGGCGAAAAATTCAGGGTGATGAATGTGGATTACACGGCCATCATCGCCGATTTGGTGACCGTGGTACAGGATTTGATTAGGCGAGTTGACGCACTAGAAAGCTGAGGAGCATAAAAAATCCCCCGGAGGCACTTGCCGGGGGCAACTGAAACGACATTAATTGCTGTGTACATCACAGAATAATTTGCAGTAAACGATAAGTAAGTTCAAGTAAAGTTTTACTGGTCAGATGTTTTGTTGTTTTTTAATAATCTACCAAAATCAATAATAAAATAGTGCTAAATCCTGTTGGCTTTTCATGTTTAAGGATATAACCCTAAACTATTGTCTTTCATCAGATTTAAAATGTACCGATAGATTCAAGAAAATGGATGTCAAATGTTATTATTGATACGTTTATCATTAATTGAAGTGCCATCTTGTAATTTTCACATCTATGTTATAAGTTTGTAATGCAGGACGGTTTTATTTTGTAATTTAGTGGTTTAAAGTGATAGCGGTTCTTAGTGATTTATAATAGGCTTTCTATGTTAACAAAATTCCCAGATGAAAAATACATATCTGACAGAAATTCATCGTTTATTAAACGAGTATATTTTTTACGTCAGATAGGTGTCGTTCTTTGCTTTCTTCCTATATATTCAGTCCTCCAGGAGCAGTCACATCAAAAAATAACAATAGCCTTGTTAATTCTGAATGCACTCATCTGGCCATCGGTTGCTTATCTGGCAAGCATGATGTCGAAGGATATGCTGAGTACTGAAAAAAAGAATATGGTACTCGATTCATTCTGGGCTGGTATCTGGATAGCCGTAATGCAAGTTAGCCCAATTCCATCATTATTTATAATCTCCGTTCAAATAGCTGATCGCTATGCTGCTGGTGGATGGAAAATTTTAAAACCAGCATTAACGTGTATGATGATTAGTTTCCTGGCCGTTTGGTTAGCAAATGATTTCAGATATACGATAGAATTCAGTACCCGAACGGTATTGCTTTCTTTACCCTTGGCGACCTGTTATCCCATAGTACTGAGTATTGTTTCAAGGCACTTATCTATAAAGTTGAGGAAAAGAAGGGAGTTACTGGAAAAACAGGCTCTGATGGATCCTGGCTTAGATCTGCCAAATCGCCGTTTTTTTGAGCAGAAAATGGAAAGTGCTTTTCGTGCGACACGTAAAAAGAGAACGCATTCTTATCTTATGCTAATTGATGTTGATAATTTTAAAAAAATTAATGATACCTATGGGCATGAAGTAGGTGATGCGGTGTTATCTCGTATATCATCAATATTACGAGACTGCGCTGGCGAGAAGGACGTACCAGCAAGATTTGGTGGCGATGAGTTGGCTATTATTGTTAACAATAGTAATAATAAGCTTGTTATAGCTATGGTTCATATAATTCAGAAAAAAATTAAAGATATTTCATTACCTTCTCACAAAGATATTTACTGTACTGTCAGTATCGGTGTTTCTTGCGCAGAAAATAAAGAATCAATCATCGAGTGGATCAAAGAGGCTGATGAAATGCTATATGAAGTTAAACGTAACGGGAAGAATGGATATTGCATGCCGAATAGTTGA